TTTATGTTAATATGGAAAGAGCTATGATAGATGGTATTAAATTTTATGAATCAATAAATGGAGTAATTTTAACAGAAGGTATTGATGGTATATTACCACCTCAATATCTATCATATGCTTTACTTGATAATGATGTATTAACTATTATTGAATAAATTTAATTTAGTTTATCAATAAACTAAATTAAATAAAGATTTATTAGAAAAATTGAATTAAAAATATATGAATTAATATATAATATAACTATAATGCTATATCTAAGTTGTCCTACATGTGGTTATTTTCTTGGTCAAAAAACAATAAAATATGAAAATAGTAAAGAAATAATATGTTCTAATCCAAAATTAACTCCAGAAGAAAGAGAATCTGAATTGTCTAAATTACTTTTAAGTTTAAACTTGCGACGTTATTGTTGTAAAATGAGAATGATGACATATAAAGATATTGTACAAGATATCTTATTAATTCCTCCATCTAGTTAGAAAAGTTAGATTTTAATTGGATAAACTAATGATATAAAATAATTAATTTATAAAAATTGCTAACCATTATTTATTATTTATAATATACAAAAAAGATTTTTATTTGGACATATTTTAGTAAGATTATTAAGTGATTATTTACCATATTTAGCAACGGTATAATTGATATTATAATAATAAATTAAAAAAAATTGAATATTTATTTATAGAAATAATAAGTTTAATAAGTAATGAAAAAAAAGCAAATTACAACTAATTATATAAATGATGGTTTTATTATTAAAAATCAAGATGGAGAAGATGAAATTATTCAAATACCTTATAATTTAGATAATGTCTTAGTTAATGAATCAGATATTCTTCAAATTTTAGCGAAATATAATGTTAATATAGAGAAAATAAATCATATTAACTATTTTAGACAAGCATTTACTCATAAATCATATTGCAAAAAAGATATTTATTCTCAAAATATTTTAGAAGATGCTAAATTAGAACTTGGTAATCCTTCTGAACTTTTAGAATTAATGGATAAAAGTTATGAACGACTTGAATATTTTGGTGATCGTGTTTTAAAGTTAATTGTATCTATGTATTTATTCCATAGATATCCTAAACAAGATGAAGGTTTTATGACTAGACTTCAAACAAAACTAGAAGATAAAAAAAATTTAGCAATTATGTCTAAAGAAATAGGACTAAATAAATTTTTTATTATTAGTAGACAAATTGAAATAATGAATGGTAGAAATCTAGAAAAAATTCATGAAGATGTATTTGAAGCATTTATCGGTGCTTTATTTTTATCAAATGGTTTTGAACCATGTATGTTTTTAATTATTAATCTATTAGAAACATTAATTGATTATTCTGAGAAACTTTATTGTGATAATAATTATAAAGATCAACTTCTTAGAATTCATCATCAAAATAAATGGAAATTTCCACAATATATTACAATTCATTTTGAAGGACCACCTCATAAACGTAAATATATTATGGGTGTAGAAAATCAAGATGTTGAAAATACATCTATTGAAAAAAGATGTATAAGTTTTGGAATTGGTTCATCAAAAAAAGAAGGTGAACAAAATGCTGCTAAAATGGCTTTAATTATTTATGGTATTCTTAAACAAGATCAATATTCACAGTCAGATATTTATTATCCTCCTTGGGATAAAATTGCAAACTTTGATGGAGAAAATATAATTATTAAAAATGATTCAAATAATGATGATGAATTAATTAATAAATCAAAACAAATAAATATAAAAAAAGATGAAAATGATAATGATATTGAATATGATTCAGATTTTTCAGATAAATCAATTTAATATAATTATAAACGCATAATTTATATTAAAAGAAAAAAACTTAATTTATAAATAATGGTAGAACAAATTTCAAAAGGAAGATCTAATAATTCTGATAGAGGAGAACAATTACAAAACTTATTTTTTTCAAAAGATAGTATTTCAGGACTAAATAAATTTTTATTACAACAAAATAATTTAAATAATTTAAATAGGGATGGTAAACAAGAAGTAATTAATATTTTAGTTAAAAATATGAAAAATGTTTATCGTTCTTTAGATTTAGGAAAAATAAATAATACAAATTTTGATTCTATTTTTAAACAATTTAAAGAACACTCACTTAAACTAACTATTTCTGAAATTAAACAATCAAATTTATTTACTGATTATTCACAATCTGCATCTAATTTAAAATTTCAAAGAGATTTTACTTCAAATCCAAATTCAGGAAATAAATTTATGGATAGACCAGAAGCATCTAAACATTTTAATCCAATATCACTTAATCAAAAAGTAGCATCTATTGAACAAAAACGAAATAGAGTAGATTCTTTTAGTAGTTTTGATTCAGATATAAATATGGGAAATTATGAATCAAGTTTAGATCAAGCATTTAAACCTATTGTTGATAATATTGAATCAAATAATATGTTTAATTCTTATTCATCTGGAAGAACAGGAGATGTAAATAATAAAATGGATGAAATACAACAATTAAGACAAACTGAACTAACTCAGAGAAATCAACGACCATCAACACCTGATTTTTTAAAACCGATAAAATCAAATCCAGATAAAAATAGTGAAAAACATAATCAAAATCAATCTTCAATACCACTATCTCGCGGTGGTAAACCAGATTTTAAAAATATGGATTCAACTAATTTTAATCAAGGATTTCAAGGATTATCAAATGATGTTGGAGGAGATTTATATAGTTTAGATAATATTGATAAACCTTTAGTTGAAACTGAAATTATAGAAGATAAAACTAGTTTTGAAGATAGACTAAAAAGACTTCAATCAGAAAGAGATGGTTTAAAAGTTACTACACAACAAAAAAACATTAATTTTACTGATGAAAACTTTCCAAAATCTGATATTGCTTCTAATTATATTCCTAAACATGATTCTTTGGATAATGAACCTGGAGAATCTAAAGATTCAAAATTGCAATTAGAAATGCAAAGAAATCAACTAATAAAACAAGCAGAAGAAGCTAAAAGAAATCAACTAATAAAACAAGCAGAAGAAGCTAAAAGAAATCAACTAATAAAACAAGCAGAAGAAGCTAAAAGAAATGAATTATTAAAAACTAAAAATCAAAATATTGCTTTGGATCGTACTAAAAGTTTTGAATCTGAAAATAAAACTTCATATATTTATGATAATTCATCTCCTGATAAATTGTCAAGTCTTAAAAATTTAATGAAAACAATGAATATTGAAATTAAAGATGATTCGCAACAACTTAATCAATTAAAATATTTAATAGATAAATTATCTCAAGAAAATAGTAAATTAAAAGAAATAATAGAAAATAATAAAAATTCTGAATTAGAAAAAATAATGGATATTAAAAAACAAATAGCAGAAGAATTTGAAATTTTGAAAGTTAAAAATAATTCAATTAGATTAAAAGAATTAGAGTTATCTAAAAAAGAATTAGATATTAAAGAATTAATTGATAATTATGATTATTTATTTAAAACAAGACAAATACAAATAGAAGTTTCTGATCCTAATCATCAATCTAAATATACATGGTCTATGGATATGATACCAAATGTAACAGGAATCAAACTAATATCTTATTCTTTACCAGAGCCAAAGTTTAATATAGAAGAAAATAAAAATAACTTATTGCATATCAATGTTAATAACGATGATATTCAAATAGTATTACCTAATGGAAAATATAATATTGATGATTTAATTTACAGTATTAATGAAGAAATATCAAAACAAAAACCTAATATTAAATTATTTTTAAATAAACAACAAAAAGTAATCATTAGTTCAGAAGAAGAATCTGATATAATTAATATTATACCAACCCAATTATCTCAATATAATCTTGGCTTTATTAATGAAATAAAATTAGGTCATTCTCATACAGCAAATAAAATATGGGATTTAAGAATGGATGATAAAGTTTATCTTTATTTAAATAATTTATCTGAAGAAGTTCCATTTGGATTATTATATTTTAATGGAAAATCAGTAAGTCAATTTAAATTTCAAAAGCCATTTAATCTAGATAATTTAGAAATTATGTTTAAAGATTCAATTGGAAATCAATATAATTTTTATGATTTACCTCATAATTTAAGTTTTATCATTGAAAAGCTTGACTAATATAATATAATTTAATTTACATTTCTAAAATATATTTTTCTATATGAATTCATTTCTTCATCTTTAATAATATTATTAATTATTGAATCAAAAGTTTCACCTGATACTAATCTAATTATAAAATTTATTGAATAAACACCACATTCAGAATTTTCAAATTGATGTTGTATATGATTAAATCTAATATCAAAATCACCTTCTAAAAGATTTTTAAGATATTTATTTGTTATTTTTGTATTTTTATTAATTAAATCATTAATAGGTAATTTTTGTTTATATTTTTTAGTATATAAATATTTGACAAGTCTATTAATAAACTTACGAATTTTTTTTCGTGGTTTTCTACCAACAGAATCAAAAAAGTATATTTGATTTTTATTTAAATCTGTAAATAAAGCTACCCAATGCGATCCATCTTGATTATGTTCATCTAAATTAATTACAATACCTAATTTAGTTTTACCTTGTTTTTCTAATTCATCAAATTTTAAATCATAAATTCCTAAAATTGATAATTCATCAAAATCATAAGGAACAGCCCCTAAAAATAAAAAATCGTTATGTACTTTTTGATATTGTTCAATTACTTCATTAATATGAGTGGTATTTAACCATTCATATTTTTTAGAAGGACCTTTTGGTCTAAAAGTATTTGTTTCAATATCTTCATCTTCTAATGCTTTGATAATATCAAGTCTTAACCAACATGTTTGATCTGAACATTTATCTGATAGTTTTGTTTCAAGTTCTTTAACTAGTTTATCTTTAGGAAGAGAAGTAGGTATTTTATTATTATTATTTCTTTTGTTAAAACTATCAGCAATTTTTTGTAATGAATCTTTTGTAAAACATGAACCATCAGTGTATTTTTTACTAGGAGCACACTTTGTATTAGAATTTATTTTTTCTTTAGTAGTATTATTAATTATATTATTCATTAATTTAAATTAGATTTTTTTTATCATATATTATAAAATAATATAAAACTTTGAGTTAAATCAATAGAGACTTATTTAATTAGATAAAATTTATAGATCGATCTAATAAATATCTAAATAAATAAATAAATAATATATATATATATATATATATGTCATTTAAACAAAAATATTTAAAATATAAATCTAAATATTTGGCTCTTAAAAATCAAACTAATAATTTTCAAAAAGGAGGATCGTTATATCATAAAACAGAAGAAAAAGTTAAAAATTTAGCTTTAAATTCTAAAATAAAATTATTTAATGAAGATAATGTTTTAGCTCTTGAAAATCTTTCTATTACTCCTTCAATGACAGAAGTATATGGTTATTCTTTTAAGTCAGGAGGGGGCATAAATTCTAGTGATTTTAAAAATTTATCTAAATTATTATCTCGAGATAATAATACAGGAACAGAATCTACTGAATCAATCGAAACAGATTCTAAAACAGAATCCACTGAATCATTCGAAACAGATTCTAAAACAGAAGAATCTAAAATAGAAACAGATTCTAAAACAGATTCTATACAATATGGAGGTAAAAAGAAAACTAAAAATAATAAAAAATATTTTTTTGATAATTCAGATTTAGAATTAAATACAACTGATTCTAATCTATCTTCTTTAGATTCAGATGATTTAGATTCAGATGATTTATAATTATATTGTTCTAAAAAAATATTTTTTAAATATATTAATGAAAGAAATTTCAGGTGTAGAACAACTTGATGATTTTATTATTGATAATATTGAAAAAGGTAATGTAATTTGTTTATATTTTGGAGCTACATGGTGTGGTCCATGTAAACAACTTAAAACAAAATTATATGATTCTGAAACAATTAAAATTATGCCAAAATTAGTTATTGGTTATTTAGATGTTGATAATAAT